GATGATGGCTGCTGGATAACTAGAAATTCCCATTAGGTTAACTCCGTTTGATGGCTACATTACCGGGTCCACTAATTCTAAGGCCAGTGAAATACCTTTCAAACATTGGTGGAACTCTATCCGCACCAACAGACCCGTAAAAATTAGGGGTTACATTCATACTACCAATGTTGACCTGTTTAAAGTCTTCTAATCCACTTAATCCGATTCCTGTGGGATTGTTTTGTAGATAAACAGCTAAGACAACCTGAGCCTTTTTGATTTGATCAGGTATTTCTGTGTCAGTAAAATAATCAGTTGTTATCCGAAACGGAAAGCCAACAGCGTAAGTATTGATGTATGTATCCGGCTTCCTAACTCCTGTTCGTGGCCACTGAAGAGATTGAGTGTCATCAGCCCTAGCACCTAAAAATCTTTCACGATCAATTCTTTGACAAGCTGTATATAAAGCACGATTTCGATAATCATCACTTGTAGAACCAGCTTCCCACGCTTTTACATCGTCATCAGGTGTTAACCCTTCAACGATTGCATTGGCATCAGAAAGAGTGATGTAACTATTCGCTGACGCTGATCCGACTGTCGCAACTATCGAGATTGCCATTTGTTAAAGCTTTTGTTTTTGCTTTTGGTTTACGTTTCTTTTTTGGCGTTGGAATAGGAGCAGGACAAGAGACTGCTGTTAAAGCAGTCTCCTGTTCCTTTGCTCGCCTAAATGCGAACATCCCCATTAGCTAGATGCACCCTTGAAGAGTACAAAGTTAATAACAGCAGCTTCGCTCAAAGCACCGCCGGATACATTTCCAACAGAAACTTTAAATGAACCAGCCGCTACAGCAGAAACATTGACAGTGTATGCACCAGCTGTTCCTGTCGCTCCCAAGCAAGCGTAAGGACAATCTGTTGCAGCTACTCGATCATTATTCACTTGAAATGTAACCTCTGCTCCATCGGCTAGAGCAGCATTATTCATTGTGATTTGACCTGATTCTGCATTTAAAGTCACAGCAGTTGACTTGTTAGTCGCCTGAGTAACAGTGCCACCAGTAGTAGGCCCAACAGCCTTACCAGCAGTTACTTCAAATTGAGAAGGCATAATTAATTACCTCTAATCCTGATTGGATACGTTGGTTGCCCTAACGATTCCAATGTTCTTAAGCTCGTAGACCTTCGACCAGTTGGCTACGGTTTCTAGTTGGGCACGGGTAGGATTTGTTGTAGTAACAGCCCACTTGGAACCAACAGGATGATATGTGTAATGAAGATCGACAGCTAGAGCATCGGACTTAGCCAAGATGTCTCTGTCAGTTTCCATTGTTAGTCCAGCCTGCTCACCTGAAGCGATTGCTCCAGCAGTAAAGAAGTAACTGGAATACTCAGTAGAAGCACCAGAACCAGTTGTTGCTACATCATCAGAAACAATTACACGAAGCCCACAATATGTAGGAACTGCACCATTGCCACCGTAAGCAGGAGCAATAGTACCGCCAGAAGCAGTTGCAGTTGCGTTTGTGTCAGATGCTAAAACGTAGTCAACTAATTTACGCTCAACTAAGTCGTAGTAAACCTTTGAGTGAATACAAACAGCAGTTAGCTTGTCACCTGCATCGCCTAAAATAGCCTTTGCTTTTGCAACATGCTTTGGACTTAATGCTGTAGGAGTATCGCTACTTTCTGAGTCAATACAAAGATTGAAGAAAGCAGAATTACTGTCATTTGCATTTATAGAACCAAAAACTCCAGAAAGAGTAGAAAGTAAATCCTTCTGTCTTTGGTTTGCTATGTAAGCACCAAGCTTATTACCGATTGCTGCCATAGGGTCACTACCAGCAGCTAAAGCAGCCAAATCTCTTGCTTCAAAAGCACGACCTCTGTGTAAAACAACAGAAATCTGTTTGTCTGCTGAAATCTTACCGGGTGTTAATGATGTGCTATCTGATAGAACTTCAAAATCACCAGAAAGATTTGCTTTCCAAAATGGGACGTTAACAAAATCACCACCCTCAGTTGCGTTTAACTCTGCCAAAGGCTGAACCACACCGCTAGCTAAGAAAGCGTCACGTTGAGTTGTTTGCTCTATGACATAAGGTGTAAACACCTCTGGGATGATCACGTCCGACCGTAAGGTCGCCATAAAAATACCAAAGAAATAGAATTACGATGTGGGCCACAAGCCCCTGACTCAGCACAGCCTTGTCTTATTTAAATATACTAACGCTTTGCCGCCGATTGTAACCGATCATATAAATCTTTGTCTGTTCTATATAGTCTCATCTGCTCTGTAATATTAAAAGTTTCAGCTTCAAACGG